TTTTTTCATTGCATTTATTTTAAATAACATAATATGTTATACATATAAAAAAGGAGCGCGTAATGCGCTCCCTTTAAAGTATAAAGACTAGTATATTATTTACCCTTATGAAGGCCATAAATTTTATTTACTAGAGTAGATTTAGGCATTTTAGAATCAAATTCTTTACCAAATTCATCTTTAGCATGTTGAAGTAAGTCACCTTTTTTAATAGCATTTAATTTGCTTTTTGTAACTTTACCTTCAATTAGTTTACCTTGAGCAGCTTCAACTACATCTTTAGCTTGTTCTACAGCTTCTGAGATTGCTTCTTTTGCTTCTTTAAGTTCTTCTTTAACAGATTTTACTCTATCTTTTACTTCATCAACAGCGTCTTCAACTCTGTCTTTTGCTTGGTTATAAGTGTCAACTACTCTTTCATCAAGGGTAGTTTGTCCTAGTAACCAGTTCCATCCTCTTTTAATAGAGGCTAGTAACCAATTCCAAATCATTTTTAATGTTTCCATTTTAACTTTAATTTTGTTTATAATAATAAATATATAAAAATTTTTAACCATCACAAGATACGCAATCTACTGTGCGAGATCCTAAATCCCCCTTAATAACTGAATCGGTTCTTAAGTAGTAAAGTGTTTTTACTCCTAATTTCCACGCTTCCATATGTACTTGATTAATCCATTTTGGAGAATCTGTAGGTGAGAAAGCTAAGTTAAGTGATTGAGTTTGGTCAATGTATTTTTGACGTGTGGCTGCTTGTTGAACAAGACCTAACTGGTTGATTTCAGCAAAGGTTAAGAATACTTCTTTTTCATCTTCACTTAATACATTATGAGGTAAATTTACTACTGAACCTCCGTCTGTTAGAATTTGATCCCAAATTTTATCTGTGTTATGTCCTTTTTCAATTAATAATTTTTCTAATTCAGGATTTTTTACAATAAAAGTACCCTTAGCACCATTAAAAGTATAAATATTTGCTGGGTGAGGTTCGATACCTGCTGAACAACTATTAATTCTAGAATTAGAAACTGTAGGAGCAATAGCTAATAAATGTGTATTTCTCATACCTGTTCCCTTACACCAAGTTGGTTCTCCATATTCAGCTGCTAATTGGCGTGAAGCTGATTCTGCTTTACTTCTAATACTATCAAAAATAGTATGAGTCCAAGCTGTTGAAGCAATTGAATTAAATGGTAATCCTTTTTGTTGTAAGAACGTATGCCAACCCATTACACCTAATCCTAATGCTCTACCTTTTTTAGCATGTCTATGAGTACGGATCATTGATTCTTTGCCATTAGTTTTTTGGATAAATTCTTCCATTACACCATCTAAAAACCAAATTGCAGTTTCTACAACATCTGTATCTTTCCACTCATCATATTTAGCTAAATTAAGTGAAGATAAACAACAAATAAATGAATGTTCTTCATCTGTATGGAGTGTAATTTCTGTACAAATATTAGTCATAGAAACGTCTAAGTTATTCATGCGATATGCTAAAGGATTATCTTTATTAACATTATCCTTGAACATTACATATGGTTCACCCGTTTCTACACGTGATTTAAGAATCTCAAGCCATAGCTTCATCGCCTCCGGGTCCCTATCATTTAGACGACGCATAAACGCATCATCTACAACCACACATTGGTGTAAGTTTAGACATTGTCTGTTAGGATCACCTTTAGGTCTACGAATCTGTAAAAATTCCTCAATATCTAAGTGATTAATATCTAAGTTTACTGAAGAAGCACCTCTACGTACTGAACCTTGATTAGTAGCAATGATAGTAGAATCGTAAATCTTAGCCCAAGGTACTACACCTTCTGATTTTCCGTTTCCTCTGATTTCGGTTCCTCGAGGTCTAATTCTGCTAAGGGATATTCCCACGCCTCCCCCATAACTAGTAAGGCGCATAAGCTCTGCGTTAGTGAGTCCAATACCGCGGATTGAATCCGGTGTATCAATTCCAAAACAACTAATAGGCAAGCCACGATCAGTACCAGTGTTACTAAGTACAGGGCTAGCGAGTCCAATCCAACCATTCCAAATGTATTTAAAGAATTTGTTAGCTAATTCTGGTTTACCTAAACGGTCAGCCACAGCATTAGCTACGCGTCTGTACGCTTTGCGAGGAGTTTCCCCTGGTAGTAAGTAACCTTTAGAAATTGTTGATAAGGCTACTTCATCAAAAAATTCAGGGTAATCTTTACCTTTTACCCATTGTGTATAATCTGCTACTAAATTGTTATCCATAATTAAAAAATACTTTCATCCCAAGACATATGTCCTTTAGAATAGTTTGTAACTCTGTTTGCAAAAAAGTCAGTATGTTGTTTTCCTCCTGATAAATGATCGAACCATTTCATTCTACCTACAGCATTCATATCAACATCTGAAACAATTGCTTTATAACCTAAATCTCCTAATTTTGTATTTACTCTATTTTTAATAAAATGTTGCAAATCATATTTATTGCAACCTTCTAAGTCACCAAGTTCGTAAACCTTATTAATAAAATCAAGCTCAAGTTTAAGAGATAGTAAAGCTGCTTCGTTAATTGCTGCTTCTAACTCTGGGGTTTTTAGTTCGGGGTGTTCATCCACCAACGTTCTAAATAACCAGCAACCTGCTTCGGAGTGCATTGATTCGTCTCTAATGCTCCATTCAACAATTTGACCCACTCCTTTAAGCTTGTTTCGCATCTTGAAAGATAAGAGAACGGCGAAGGAAGAGAATAAATTAACTCCCTCGGTAAATGCTGAGAATATAGCGAGTGATTTAGCAACTTCATGCCAATCCGTCTCATCGTTAAAACTATCCCTAACAGACATAAGATTTTCAATTTTAGCCATCGTAGTCTCATCTTCGAGAAACTCCGAGAAATCATCAAGACCAAGTTCTTCATTTAATAGTGAATATGCTTCAGCGTGGATTGTTTCAAATGCGCCGAAAGTTGTAGCCATCATTATAACCTCTGGTTTACGAAACCATTTTGTTACTAATCCTGACCAGTAATCATTTACAATTGTTTCAGTTTGGGCAAATCCTTTAAGGATTGAACCTATAATATTTTTTTCTGTTTCTGATAAGTTTTGTTTCCAATCATTTATATCACTCATCATAGGCACTTCGGTATGCAACCAGTGTGCTTGTTGTTGTTTTAACCAATAGTCAGCTGCTTCTTGGTATTCGAATGGTTTGTAGACAATACGTTCCTGCAAAAGAGATTTTTTCTTTGCCATTGTAATAATTTAATTTAAAAAGTTAGGAATTTAGTTCGAAAAACTTATTAGCCAGCATTTTTTTATCGAACTGGTCCATATTATCATAACTGTTGTTTTTATTAGAAGGAGTATCTAATTCTTCGTCATCAGGATCATAATCATGAACTTCGAAATGGCCTGTAGAAGTATCAGCTTTTACACCAAAAGTTAAACCATCCATTCCGTATCTGTTTTTCATAATGTGAAATCTTCCTGTTCCGTTTACTTTATCTTTTGCTTTACGTGATAAAGAAAGACAAAAGTCGGTAATCATAATCTTATCATAGCTACCGGCTGCTTTATCACCTTCAATCACTTCGTCCTTAGCACCTGCTCTGTTTACCTGGGATACAGACCAAATTGGTATGTTAAGTTCACGAGCAAGTCCTTTAGTGCTAGTATAAATATCGTCAATCTCTCCCTTACGATCCGCAGTTCGTTTTCTTGTAGAAAGAAGATCAACATAGTCAATAATAACTAAATCAGGCTTAATACCTAAGTCATTTACTTTTTTAAGATGTGATTCAATCGTTGAAATAGTTGCTTTACCTGTTGGGAATTCTTTAATAATTAATTCACCTGGTAACTGAGGGATTATTTCTTCAACTTTATCTCTTGATTTAAGAATTCTATCAACTGGTACTTTAGTAAAGAAAGCATCATAACGGCGACCTACATAATCTTCACCCAATTCAAGTGTATAATGAACTACATTATAACCTAAACGTACAGCATAACCGCCAAGTGCTACTAGTGACCAAGATTTACCACCACCAGGATTACCAAATATAAGACCGAAATCTCCATTACCAAGACCTCCTTGAGTTAGGTCATTAATACGGTCCCAAGGTGTAGGTACTACTTTTCTTGAATCTTCTCTAAATCGAGCTTCAATATCTTTATTATATTCGTGACCTACATTTTTATCTTGACCAGCTTTCATTGCTGATTCAATCATTAATTTAATAGAATCATAATCTCCTGCTTTTAGCAAATCAACACTACTAAGCAATGCTTTTTTTAATTGTTGATTTTTACAAAAATTAGCAAATTCCTCTTGAACATATTTTAGATCTTCATCTGAAGCTTGATAAGCAAGTTTTAATTGTTCTTTAATTGAAATTTTTAAAACATCATTTGTTACCTTCTGTAGTTCTACTTTTAGAACATCCATTGAAGGAACTGTATGATATTTGTCGTAATATTTTAAAATTTCAGATATAACCCACTTGTGTGCTTGGTTATTAAAATATTCTTCACTTAGAATATCATGTATATTAACCAAAAATTCTTTATGGGTTAGTAGGGATGATAGGACCTTAATTTGGAAATGAGGTCCATATTGATCCATATTATTTAATGTCATAACTTACTCTTTAATAACTAATTTTTCAAAAACATCTTTAACCCAAAACTCAACATTTCTAATAATTCCACCTAATTTGTCTCCATTATAGAATGCTAAGAACTGTTCCGGAATATAATTTAAATCTTTTGAATCAGCAACCCTTTGTAAATAGTTTTTATCATTTTCATCTAACATTGGATTTGATAAATCCATAATCTTATAATTTTTCTCTAACGAATCTATATCCTGGATAATACGGGCATAGATTACGTGTTCTTTAAATTTAGATTCACAGATATTATAAACATCATCTAATGTTAGATCTCGTTCTTGTAATTCAGGAAATAATTTATATAATTTTTTCTCACCTAAACCCTTAACACCTTTAACTTTATCAGAATTATCACCCATGAGGGTTTTATAAATGATAAAATTAGAGGGAGACATATTAAACTTTTCTCTAACTGTATCTCTAGTATAGAATTCTTTTTCCATAGGACGATATACAATTACATTTTTATTTATCAATTGTATAAAATCCTTATCTGAGGAAACAATAAATATTTTATCTTCTTCTTGTTTGGGTAAAATAGAACATAAATGAGCAATAATGTCATCTGCTTCTACTTTATCAATTGATACAGTTTTAACAGGTAAAGTTTTTAAGTATTGAATTACACGAACAATTTGATCTATTTTAGCATCGTCTTCTTCTTCAAGATTTTCAAATACTTCCCAATTTGTAATACGTTGTAAATTCCTTCCAGACTTGTATTCGGGGAGCAGGTTCTTACGATTATTCGCGGAACCTGCCCCATCGAATACAACATAAACACTAGTTGGTTGGATTTGACGTATTAAGGCACCTAATGAACGAAAGAACCCACCTAAGCCCCCAACATGAACCCCGTCAGGATTGACCATATTAAGTATTGCAAAGTTTCTAAAAAATAGATTTAAACCATCTATCATTAATATCCTTTGTGACTCTACAGTCTGTTCTCCTTGCTCATCAAGGTTGTTGAGGAGCTTAAGTAAATCTTTCTTATTCATAGTGTTTATTGTGGCTCTTCAGTATGAGCCGTAATGTCTTCGTATGCTTGATCTTCTTCAGCAATAATAAAATCACCTCCACCTAAAATAGCTTTCCAAGCATCAGCTTGTGCATCTTTATATTCTTTAAGTGCTTTATCATTATCTAAAATAAACCCGTGGGGAGTCATTACAATTTTACCTCTTGTAGTAACCCCATTAATATGGTTCTTATCAATCTGAATGTTTACACGTTTAGCAAATTCTACTTGCTTGCCATCTTTAATTGCTTTAATTTTAGATGTGCCTGCAGACATGACATTACCAAATGTTACAACAAATGTTGAATCAAACCACATTGCGTATCCTCCTTTGTTCATCAACTTGGGTTGACCCATTGGAGATTCCGGTTTTAGAGTCCATACCTTATTAATACACACAAGGGTATTAGTATATGGATTACTCTCTTTACGAGACAATACAATACGTTGGTTTACACTATTGCCAAATTGAGTAGACATAGCACCTGCGTTCCATTCGTTGTTGTTCTTGTTTGATTTAATAGACATTTCACAAGGAACAGAACCAATTGAATCCCATAAGAAAAGCAAATCATAAGGTAGATTACCTTTTTTCTGCTCATCAATTAGATCCAAAATAAAACCAGCTACATCTTCAATTGAATTAATAGTTTCACGATCAGTATAAATAAATTGACCATTGTAATCTAGGATTTCTCCTGTCTCTTCATCTACAACTTCATTAACCTCAAGTCCCATTTGTACAGCATGCTCCCAGTTCCATTTCATCTCTGTAATAATGAATACTGGTAGAATACCTCGCTTCTGAGCTGATACAGCTGCCTCTAGTAAGGCAGTAGTTTTACCTGTATCAGAATGCCCACGAAGCAATACAATATGACCTTGAGGAATACCTGGTACAGAAGTAATTTCTTGAAATGCATCCGAAAGTGGAATCCAGGTTTGCTCTTTAAATTTAGCTTTTGATGTCAGTCCTTTCTTATTCTTAAAGCTATCTAAGTTAAAGTTTGCTTTAATTTCAGAGGAGACTGCCTCCGATAGGGACTTTTTAGTTTTTCCTCTTGGCATATTATTTTAATTAAAATGGTAAATCGTCTTCTTCACCAAACAAATCATCAAACTGAGCTGATTTAGTTTGTTTTGGCTTAGTACTCAATGAGTAATTTGATTTAGGTTCTTCTTTAGTATCAGAATCAAAATCTACAGCTGGTTCAGAAATAATATCATCTTCCTCACCTTCATCAGGTGACAACCATTCTTGTAGAGCTTGTTTCATTTCATCATAAGAAAGTGGTTTAAATACTTTTTTAGGATCAGCTTGATCGTCTAAAAGTGTTTTAACTACTGCTTCATCATCTGATAATGCTGATGTTTTTAGAGAAGGACCAATTGTAGTACGGTTGTAAGGAGTACCAGTTGATTCAGGACCTACAGTATTCAATTTAATGTCACGACCGGCTACGATATCGGTAAAATCACCAATTTCTTCATCAGCAGCCATTTGAAGGAATGCCTCGTAAATTTCTTTACCAAATTGCCATAATTTAACTCCTTCACTCTCTTCACCACGAACAACTACAGGAGCAAAGATACGAGTTTTAGCATCAAGCTTTTTAGCTAAACGCCAATTATCTTTGTCATCAGTTTGACGAAGTTGTTTTGCGAATTCTTGAATTGGGTCTTTTTCACCCCAGTTCATAGGTGAAGCCATCACTCGTTTACTACCAATTCCGTAGTAGAACATCATTTCAGTAAATGGGTTCGAGGGATTAAACTTAGAAGGTACAACACGAATTACTTGTTTACCTATTGAAGGTTTCCAAAATAATTGTTTACCATTTCCGTTGCCATTGTTGTTTGTTTGCTTGTTAATGGCTTCCAAGCGCTGTTTGATTACGTCTAAATCCATAATGTAACTAATTTATTTATAACTTTTTGTAAATATAAAAACTCTTTTTAAGATATCCAACTTAAAGTTCAACAATCTTATAAATTTTTGTCTTTAGTTGTTTCAAATCGCTGTGTTGGGTTAGCAGGATTGTATTTCTATAATGTTGCCAGTTAATCTGGAATCTAGTATCTACAATTCCTCCATTTAATGACTTAATAAGTTCATTAAGGGCATTAATAGTATAAAGAGTATTACTATCTTTTTTTCTATGTACTAGAATTGTATTTTCAGGAATGTCATTAACATTACCTTGGTCTACATTATAGGTAATAACATATTCGTCATTGCTTTTAACGTGCAACACGAACATTTTATTATACATTATATTATATCTATGTGAAAGTTCTGCAATCAAATCGTCTACCTTCTCTAAAGTAGTAAACGTACAAAATAACTTGTTATTCAAATCACTAATGTTTAGGGGGTTTTCAAAATCGTATTCTACCCCATAAATATTAGTAGGTTTATTTAAAGTCGTAAGTGTCTCCATAACTGTATTTTATCTGTAACTTGTATTTTTTAAATATTTGTAAAACTTGTTTTAATAACTCTTTTTCCGTTTTGTCAAAATCAAACAAAAATGAATCGTACGTATAAAGTACTAATTTAGTCTGTTTCCCTTTTAACAATTTTATAATTTCCCATAATATACACACATTGGTTGCTGTTTCCAAGTTTTGTAGTACGTAATTCAATAGTTTTTGTGGGTTCATGTTTTCTAAATCCCACTCGGCAAAAACATGCCCCGAAATAGGCGATTCAATCCAACCGTTTTCTTGATAGTTAGCCCACAACTTATCAGTATATACTTGAACTTTTTTAAAGAATTCCAGATCTTTATATTGATCAAATACTCCTCCGTATAGTTGCTTAAACGTTAATTCCTTAGCTTTTTTGTAATCCACTTTATACATTTCGGCAAATGCAGCGTGAATGTCTCCTCCACCAAAATCATAATCCACAAGATTAGCCAAAAGGGAAGGATGATAAGCGCTAATGTCCAATTCAACAAAAATGTTATTACGCGGAATAAAACTTTTTCGGCACTCGTCTTTATGCGAAAGTGCTGCGTAATTAACCCCTCCAAACTTGTTAGAGGGCCTTGTCGTAAGCGTTTTAAAGTTGTAACTAGTGTAGACAAAATCATTGTCAACTTCGTGAAAATGTTTTTCGAATTCATGGCGGTTAATTTTAATTCCGTTTCGTTCAATAGCGTTAAACACTAATGATGCTTTATTATTATAAAATTGGTTTATAGGTTGTTCAATGCGGTGTTCTAAGTCGTTCAATGCGGTGTTCTAAGTCTTCATATACTTGCTCGCAAACCTCGTAATGCTTTGTTATTGGCACTATAGCATTGGTATCAACGCGAGATGGGTGATTACGATAAATAAAATTATGTGCTTGTGTTAGTGGCTGTATATACGGAGGATGGTTGAGTGTAATGTCAAAAAGCTGTTTTAGAGGTAAATAATGTAAAAATTCTTTCTTATCTCTTACATATATTTTTTCCCAATTGTTTAGCTCCTCTATTACCTCGTTTTCTTCTAAGTTAATACACTCACTATGATTAATAGGTAGAATATAACCTTTCGTTTCCCTAATAGGGTGAACATAAAACGCACATATAGAATTTTCAACAGGGTGTTGGAAATGGTTATTAGAAATAATCTCTATGAACCCTTCACTAAAACCTCTATTTTTAAATTCTTTGAATTTATCTTTTCCTTCTATTAACCAAAACATTTAGTACTATTTATAGTACTTAAGATAATCAAATTTTAGATAATCTCCAAATTTAGGTAATTTATTTTTTACCATTATTTGCTCAACTATATTTTTATTAGTTTTATAAACTTGTTCTTTATCTCCACTTATATCCCAAGGTAAGCTAAATGAAATATATTGTTCAAAATATAATTCAGGGTTTTTATTTACAAGTTTGGTATAAGTATCCTTATCTGTTTCAATGTAAATTATTTCATTAATTTTTTTAGCAAAGTATCTTTGAAATTCCCCAGCAGTATAATCTTCTTGTGTTGGCAGTGGGGATATTACTAGTG